CTATAAGCAATATCATGTGTATGAATCAAATATTGATCCTGTCCTGAGACTTATGCATCGCACAGGTATTCAATCAACTGGTTGGATAGATACTGGAGACTCTTGTATTCGTTCACATCTCGCGAATGTCGACATTGATCTCTGGTGTAATGACTGGAATACTCTAAAACCAGTGGATCGTGATGACATTGCACCTTTCATCGTGGCATCATTTGACATTGAGTGTAATAGTTCTACTGGGAAGTTTCCAGATGCAAATGTTATTGGGGATGCCTGTTTTCAGATTGCAATTTCCCTATGTACATTTGGAAGTGATGAGCCATTTGAAAAGACATGCCTCTGTTATAAAAAGACTGAGGGTCCAAATGTTCAGAGTTTTGAGACTGAGAGGGAAATGCTTCTGGCTTTTCACAAGTACATGAAGGAGAAGGATATTGATATCCTCACGGGCTGGAATATTTTTGGGTTTGATCTTGATTATATTTACAAACGCGCAGCTATCACTGGGTGTGGTGTAGAATTTTACAAGTTGGGTAAACTCAAGGATGTTGAGTCTCACCTCACTGAGAAAAAGTTGAGCTCGAGTGCCCTAGGAGACAATGTGTTGAAACTTCTATCTATGCCTGGTCGCTTCATCTTTGATATGTTTCACGAAATCAAGAAGGGGTACAAGTTGGACTCTTATAGTTTAAATAATGTCTCCAAGTTGTACATTGGGGATCAAAAAATTGACATGGCTCCAAAGGAGATGTTCGCTAGGTACAATGAGGGTGATCCAGTCAAGTTGGGTGAAGTTGCTGAGTACTGTATTAAGGATACCCTCCTACCTCATAAAATCATGAAAAAATTGTGTACTCTATTGAACCTTTTGGAGATGGCCAAGGCTACTTGGGTACCCTTATGTTTCCTGGTTGAGAGGGGTCAGCAGATCAAGGTGTTCAGTCAATTGACAAAAAAAGCGAGGGAGTTGGGATACATGGTACCAACTATCAAGTATGGTTCACTTCCTGAGGAGCCCTACGAGGGTGCCACAGTTCTTGAAGCCCAAAAGGGTGCGTACTATACACCCATCACAGCCCTAGATTTTGAAGCGTTGTACCCCTCAATCATGATGGCCCACAATTTATGTTATTCCACATATGTCATGGATGAGAGGAGGTATGGAGACATTCCAGGTATCACTTATGAGACATTCAAGATTGGTGAGAAAACCTATAAGTTTGCCCAAGATGTGCCAAGTTTATTACCGAGCATTTTGGCAGAACTCAAGCAGTTTCGTAAAAAAGCTAAAAAAGATATGGCGGCGGCGACGGGTGCGATGAAGGATGTGTACAATGGTAAGCAGTTGGCATACAAGGTGTCAATGAACTCTGTATATGGTTTCACTGGGGCTGGTAAAGGTATTTTACCGTGTGTACCCATCGCATCCACGACAACCTTTAGGGGTAGGGGTATGATTGAGGAAACTAAGGCTTATGTGGAAGCTAATTTCCCAGGTGCCAAGGTAAGGTACGGTGACACGGATTCAGTAATGGTGGAGTTTGATGTGGGTGGGCGCACTGGTGAGGAGGCTATTAAATATAGCTGGGAGTTGGGTGAAAAGGCGGCTGATGCGTGTAGTGCCCTCTTCAAGAAACCCAATAACTTGGAACTTGAGAAGGTATATTGGCCCTACTTTCTCTATTCAAAAAAGAGATACGCCGCAAAGCTGTGGACAAAGGGTAAAGATGGAAATATGAATATGGACTATATTGATGTCAAGGGTCTACAACTCGTTAGGAGGGACAATACACCACATGTGAGGGAGGTGTGTAAAGAGTTGCTGGATGTCGTGCTCACATCCAATGACCCAGGACCACCCAAAGAGTTGGCACAACAGAGGGCTAGGGAGCTTCTCTCTGGAGAGGTTTCAAATGAAAAACTTATTCTCAGCCAAGGTCTATCAGATTCTTATAAGGTGGATGGAAAGGCTGTCTCCATCACGAGTTCCCAAAGTACACAGATTAACCAAGCTCACGTGCAAGTCGTTAATAAGATGAGACAGCGTAAGCCCGGGTCTGAGCCACAATCTGGTGATAGGGTTCCTTATTTACTGACTAAGACTGATAATCCAAATGCCAAAGCATTTGAGAAATCCGAGGATCCCAAATTCGTGGTGGAGCATGGTGTACCCGTGGACTATCACTACTACTTCATGAATAAGTTTCTAAACCCTGTATGTGATTTACTTGAACCCCTATTTGACAATACCAAACAAGAAATTTTTGGTGAAATCATATCTGAGCACAAACCCGCTGCCAAAAAAAGGGAGCCAGCCCTAAGCACTATGAAAAAGGACCAACTCGTAGAGGAGTGTAAAAGACTGCATCTGGATGAATCAGGAAATATGACTGAACTGAGAGCACGAATTAAGGGAATGAGAGAGAAACAAAATTCTGTGGAGGACCTATTTAAAAACTACACGCAAAATATAAATAAGTCATCATGAGTGTCAAAGATAAGATTACCAAGATTGTCTCGGATAACATCAAAAAGCTTGTCAGTGAACACCTTCCCCAACTTATTGAGGAAGCTGTGAACGAATGTATTTATGAGGTGGTTGATGATGAAGTGTCTAAGTATACGAATGATAAGGTGAGTAGTACTTTGGAGAATATTTCAAAGGTGCACGGTATACCCCTAGACCTACTACTTAGGGATATACCAACAAGTGACAAGATAGGTATATGCAAGGGGGTGAGGGGATCCAAGAGGTGTATTTTCAAAGGTACCCATGATGGATATTGTAAATTCCACAAGGCCCAAGGTGAACGCATAAAAAAGCGTGAGCTTCCAAGTGTCAATTTACATACCCATGGTACTGATAAAATGTTTGTGAAGGGGTGTCCCGGATGTGAATGTTCGGGTTCTAAGGAACTTATAGATTTAGGTTCACTATTCAATAATGAGTAAATCAGGTATTCTACTAACATCTATAAACACATTCTACAACGAAGAAAAGAACCGAACTAAATTATTAACAATTCTAGACAAGACGAGTGGTATCTCTCTAAGAAATTTGGAGTGGTTCATCACAAACTATGCAAAAAAAAATAACACATCCTACACCACTAGGGATGGCAAGTTATTCACAGTTCACTGTGCGTACAAGTCGAGTCTAGATGGCTACAGTAAAAAATTATTTGACCCTTTCTGTCGGGCGGAGAAGTTCTCCTATACAGTTCCGGGTACATCTCATGAAATCCAAACAACTTTGGCACAACTGAATTTCATCAAATGGTGTATAAAAAATAACATTATTGATTACATCTCTAATAATAAGAAATCATTATTTAATAAGCAAGCTACATGAAATTCTAATATATTATTTCACCTATACCATTGTTTATTTTAAGTATATTATAACTCTTAGCAGATACTATGACTTGTTTTTCTGTATCTATGGATGGAACTCCAAATTCATCCATAAAATTGTAGTTAGTATCATACGTTCCTTGTGAACCATTATATACAAGTTTTATTTTAAGTTCCGCGTGTTTTATACTACTAAAGTTTAAATGTCCAGATGGTTCTTTTTTTTCTGGATATATAGCAAAACTATAAGATCCTATATTACTACGAACTGGTGAAGATTTATGATACAAATTTGTGATACAAGATGATAAAAATGCATTATCACCCGTCGTATCATCAAGTATTATGTCTTTATCACATGTTAGTGTTACATATTCCTGACTCATATACATGAGTGGAACAGCCATTTTTACCTTTTGTATTCTATCTAAATAGTATATTACTGCGAAAAATATATCATAAATGTCATATTTAGGATCACCGATTAAACCTTGTATTATGTTGAAAAATTCGATTGTATAAATATATTTTACTACATCTAAATCATCTTGTGTATAATCCCTATATAATCTTTTTACAATAAAAAATATTTCTTTAACATTATTTTTAAATTCTAAATTAAATGTTCCATTATCTGATTTTGAATCAATTAAAAAATGATTATGTTGGTGTTGTTCAAATAATAATGTATGCAAATTAGATCTTAGGTAATATCGTTCATATACATCAAGATGTATCACATCTAAATGTAAAGTAACATTATTTAGTTCATGTTTTCCTGTGATTTTATTCTGTTCTTCTGGATTCCATCTAGTATTAGAAGAATTAGCAATAAAAAAAACTTCTTTTGTTCTTCTTAATTTAATTGTTATTTTCAATTCTTGTTTGTATATAGCACATAAAGGAATCCCTGATAAAATATTAAATGGGATATGCACCCTATAATTTTCAGTAACGTTGTAATTATAACCTGTAGTACTGTACATACCATCGTTAAACTCTGGTCTAAAAATAAATGGGCTATCTGCTGTATATGACTCTCCATGAAGTGCGTTTAACGATGTTAAATGACTACCCGAAATATTATATTCATTGTAAATAAATATATCATCACTAGTTAGTCTATCTATGACTTGATCACCCAACGTTAACTCGGTATATTCAATTACTGATATTCCAAAAGTTTCAACTGGTACTATTACGTCCGGATTTCCAGAAGAAAGTTTTTTCAGATTATTTTGACTATGATTAGACTTGAATGAAAGTGTTACACCCTGTAATATATCACCACAATTTTGTGGTATTGTAAATGTTATAATATCATCCAGGTATATATTATCATTAAATTCACTTTTATAACTCTCTTTTGCCCAATTGGTGTATGTTGTAAACCTTTTACTGAAGAATGAAAATGTTGGGTTATCTGTCAATATTTCACCAATAACACCTTGACTGATTAATTGAATACGTCCGGTCATATATTTACTTTAGTTTAATATTTTAAGCCACATAATCCATTATTATATGTTAGTATATTATAGTTTACAGCGTATATTTGAAGTTCTGATTTAGCATTTAGTGGATCCAGTGTGACCCTAAATTCCTGATCAATTATTCTACTGAAGTTAAGATGTCCTGATGGTTCTACCCGCAATGGATATAGTGCAAATGAGTATGAACCTATATTGTCCTCTGCTACCCATGTTATATCATTTCGTTCTGTATTAGCACCACATATAGAATTAATCATTGAATTTTGATATACCGATGTTTTATAATCTTCTTTAAACAATGAAACATTATTTATAACCATCTCTACATCTTTGAATTCTATATTTCTCATGTAATGATAAACTATATTATCATTAATTGTATATGTTTTATCCTTTTTTCCTATGAAGAAATATATAATCTTTATTGGGTTTTTAAATTTTAAATTGACTGATACCGATTCTACATTTTCATGAATATCGTGTCTTTTTAATTGTACCTGTGTTATAAGTTGTGATATAGGATGGTTTTTTAAATAATTTAGCTCATCTCTACCTAGAAATACATATTTCGTTAATAATGATGCAGTCTCTATGCGAAAATCCTTGATTTGGAGTGTATCCCGTTGAAATATACATATGTCATTTGCATCTCTAAATTTTATCCTGATGTAGCAATTTTGTCTTTGTAATTTGCATGTCAATATTGATGATGATAAATTGTTATGAAAATAGAAAGGTAGATCTATGTACATCTGCCTCATATTCCAAATATGATCTAAACCCTGTTGTTTTGAATCATGATTTATTCCCTGAGTATAATAATCTATACCGTCTCTGAAATTGTATTCATTTGAATGGAACTTATGATACGTGTATATCCAGTTTCCAGTCAGCCTTTCTATAAGCGTCCCACCTATAAACAGGTCTGCATATTCAATCGCATGTATTCCAGCGTTGTATGTGAGTATATTATAATCATCTACACTCAAAGGCTCTGATGCTCTGATATAAAATTTATATCGTAATGTAATACCTGTAATCAAATCACCTACATCCGTTGGTATATAACAAGTTGAAGTCTCACCAAATATTGGGGTGTTAAGTGTTTGTTCGCGTGTAGTGAATGCAAATTTTGTATGTTTTTTAAACACTTGCAAAAAATGTGAATGCTCTGGATTGTCTGTAATATGTATACTCTGATGTCCAGGAATATTCAAGTTTAATTTACCTGACATATATTAAAAACAGTTAATTTATTTTTAAGCAATAGATACAAATCCATTTGAGAATAATAGTCTCTTATACCCTGTGTAATACATATGAAATTTATATTCTGGATTGGTGAGTGGTGGTTCATTAGGATTTAATGAATGAATAATGTCCAAATTATCTTCAAGTTCTAAATGTAAAACTGCTTTATCGGAATTAATTGTAGAAAAGTCAATAAACCCTGATGGTAGATTAGATTTTGGATATAATGCAAAACTGTATGAGTAGATATAATTGAAATCTAAATTTCCCATCGGAGATGGTACATCTCTAGGTGATACACCAGGTAGTGATAATTTACACTGATTATGGATATAATTAAAGAAATATTCTCTCTCAATATTTGAAATATTAGGTATTCGCTCATCATTAATTGAAAAATATGCACTTTTGAGTACATGATACTTAAGATACTGAAAAATATTACGCAGTTTACTATCTCGTCTATATTGTTGTCTACTAAAGTTAAAACGATTAAAAGTTTTTGAGTAATAAAATCTTAAATCAGACGGTGTTTGTCGTGGAATAGATCTGAATTCATCTTCATCTTCATAACCACTATACCGAAAAAACCAGTGAAAACATTTGACTGGGATTTGTGGTTCTAATTTTATATTGAATATTCTTTTATTCGTTTCTAATTGTATACTAGAATGTCTTATACTAAAATCATATATAATTTCTAGATTTTCTTTTTTGAAAAATAATTTTTCTTCATTAGATAAGGTAATCTCTTCAGTTATAATTTTAAAATCTGAAAGTGATTTTATTGGGGGAATAGGTCTTATTTCCTGTTCCTGTGGTTCATCATATACAGTAAAGAATGACTGTTTAAAAAATTCTATTTCAAGTTCAATTTTTTGTTTGTGAATTGCACATAACGGAAAAGGTGTTTTAAATTGATCATTATCTTTATAACCATCACTAGAATTATTTTGTGAAAAAAAGAATGGTATATGAATAAATAATTTATTATCTCTTACACCCATATTATATCTTAAAATATCATCAAAAAAATAACCACTATCCCTGTTTAAAGATATATTTTTAGATTTTTTCTGATCATCAGACTGGTATAAATTATCGTGTATGATGCACCAATCAGCTGTAATTTCTTCTAAAATTATGTTATCCACTCTAAATTTTATACTTTTTATAATTTTTCTACCTAGATACTGAAAATCCCAACCCCAAGTTTTACGTTCCTCTTCTGTCCATTTAGGTAATTCAATATTGATCCAAATATTCGTTAAAAGGTCTCCCATATTTTGGGGGTTTAGTTTTACCTTTATAATTTCTCCAAATGGCCATGAAGTAATTCTTGAATTTGCAGACACTTTATGAACATTAAGATACTTTCTGAAATTAGAATGTCTTTTCCACTTAAAGTTAAATAGGCTATCTTCCAGATCATTAGAAAGTAAGTGATTATCTTGCTTTCCAATAGCTTTTAGGGAAATTTTAGCAGCTTCACCCATACTTATATATTGTTTATATTTTTAATATCCATTTTCCACATATCCACATGATCAGTTTGCATCATAATTTTCAAATCCTCCCTCGCTTGGATAGCATCCTTAATCAGACTCCTAACACGCTCCTCTGTGTACTCAACAGTCCTAGTATTTAGGAGGTAGTCAAAACTGCCCTCAATCTTGGGAAAAATCTTACTCATCTGGTTTTCCAAGTCCCGCTTCTTCCTCTTAAAAATCACTAGGGTTCCCTCAATCACCATAGACACAAACTTGGACTTGTGTCCACATAGGTCAGCTCTCCTCTTGAGTACATCAATGAGGTGAGCCTTCCTCTTCTTGTAGTGCTCTAGGCGAAGTTCCACAAAGTCTTTGAGAATCTCCTCAGGGCTAGAGTATTTGTGGATACCCCTCGTTGGGTGGAAGAGATGCATATTGGAGACATGGAAAGTCTTTCTCAACTTGAGATCCTTCACAATATCCTTACCCATATACCCCAAGATTTCAAAATCCACACTCTCAGTAGTACTATTGTTTGTGTAACTGTCAATCTTCTTCTTCTCCACTAGACCATCCAAATACTCCTTATAATCTTGGGTCCAGCGACCAGGTGGAAGTTCAGACACTTTGATTTTTGAATCAGACTCTACCCAAACACCATCAGTCACCCAAAGTCCACCATCATCCTTGTACACCTTACCCTTGAAGCCCCTAAACCAAGGCTTCATTTCCACGAGGTCCTCATCTCTGAGAATTCTTTGAATATTCTCCTTGATGTCATCGGGGTTGAATGGTGGTACATAACAACTGAAACCCGTACCAATACCCTCAGTCCCATTGACTAACACCATTGGGAGTGTGGGCATGTAAAAGTCTGGCTCAATCATTCTCCCATCATCATCCAAATAGTTGAGAATGGCGTCATCCCTAGGGTCAAAAATCTTCCTCGTCTCTTTGGAAAGCTTTGTGAAAATATATCTCGTTTGGGACGCATCCTTACCACCCATCAACCTGGTTCCAAACTGACCACATGGTTCCAATAGATTGATGTTGTTAGAACCCGTATAGTCATTCGCCAGCTTGACAATCGTATCAGCTAGGGATACCTCACCATGATGGTACGAGCTCTTCTCCGCCACATAGGCTGCCAATTGGGCCACCTTCATTTCATCCTTGAGATTCTTGTGGAAACAGGCATACATGACCTTC